GTGCGCCTGTCCATTCAGTACGGGCATCCTTATATTTTATTTTCCAACCAGATCTATCACTGATTAGAACCGCATGTTTTCCTTTTGCGTATCTAGCCATTTAACCTACCTATATATGACTGACTTGTGGCTGTACTATAAAACTTACTCGTTCTCTATCTTCTTCTCTTGCCAATTCCCAATCTTGATCATATAATGGTTTCAACACTGCCAATCTATCAGGTGCTTTTTTAACGGCAAGTTCTACTGCCAAACCGCTAATCAATGCAGGTAAATATCTTTTAGGTATTTCAGGATTTTGAGCATAGTTTGTAGTTACGTCTTGCGCGTACATAATAGTCCAACCAACATATTGATAATAAGTTTGATTTGGAACAGGCCATAAATACATTTTATGTGTAGCTGATCCTGTTGAATCAAATTGTGCATTTCTTTCTAATGAAAATTGAACAGGCTTTCCTTTAGTCCATTTATCTGGAATCGCCATGTAATCATCAAGACTAATACGTTCCATTGGAATGTCATTAGGTTTAGTAGCATCTTCATTATCTCTTATAGAACCATCCAAAACATCTGCATGTATGGATGAATTAAGAGAAATATAATCCTGATCCTTAGTCATGTTAGCTGTATGAAAATTTAATGTAAATAAATGTACACCTTGATTAGCCCATTTAGTTAATAATAAATTTAAAGAACGTCTTGCCGTTTTTAAATCATATCCAGTTTCAGGATCAGAACCAATTCTTTCATATGCTTCCTGTATAATTTCACCAGAATCTAAGTTAAAAGTATAGGTACCCGAAGTAGCCATTTAAATCCTCCTACATTAATGAACGTGTAATCACCCATAACAACTGGCCTAATACCATTATACCAATTGTGTACATAACCTTATTAATCGTATTTATTTTTTCTTCAATATGTTTTAAATGATTATCCTTGATTATGGATATACGTTCGCTAAGTATTTTTATTTCACTCTTTAGCTCAGTAATCTCTAAATCATATTTAGATATGTCCTGTGCCATTTTAATTCCAATAAACTAAAGCGTTAGAACCAGTACCTGTTACTGCAACAAATAAATTTGTAGCTACTTTTACGCCACTATGTGGAACAGTAAATGAAGCACTTGTATTTGTTAAAGCAGTTAATCTTGCCACTACTGTACCTGATGCTGAATTGGCATCATATACAATCGCAGTAGCTGTAGCACTTCCTGCAGCAAGACTAAGACCTAAAAGCCTTTGTGGATGAGCAGTACTAGATTGTCCGTCACTAGTAGCACTTGAACCTGTTGCACCTGTAGCTATATCAGTTACTTTTGCGTCTGTTTGAAACATGTTAACTCCTTAAAACGGGGGACCGAAGTCCCCCTAGTTTATTTTAGCTTAAGTTATTATTTTGTAAATAACTAATTGTAAAGGTTGCAGTGCCTGCACTTGCATCTCCACCGCCATCAGTTACCTGTAATTGTATTCTGACATCAGATGTTCCGATATCTTTCCAATTAGCGCATAAAGCTGTAGTAGCTGGCGCAATTTTTCCAATAGCCGCTACGGATAATCCATCAATATATAAATCAGGATTTCCTACAATGCCTATATCAATAAGATCAGTTCCTGATCCGTTAAATGCCACTTGAACATTTACATCAATATCTACAATTTGAGAATTGGCAGGAATGATAATATCTGTGCTTGTTGCTGAAGTATCTCCATAATCAAAACTAGCTGATTGGCCCATTACTACCTGGCCAACGTTTTTCATATCAGATCCAACTGTAGTGCCAGTAGTTACTGGTATAGTGCCCGCTTTAATCGGGCCCGAAAAAGTTGTTGTACCCATTTGTCTTACTCCTTATGGTTTCTGTCTGCTTTCACAGTCATTTGGGTTAAAAGGGGGCACCTTTAACAATGCCCCCCTTAGTATTAGCTAGGGTTTGCACCCCAAACGCCACGCCAGTCAGACCAGCCGAAAGAATATCTTTCTCTGGACTTGTAACGAACGTTTCCAGTTTCGAAGTCACCTTCCATAGAAGTTGAAATTGGAGTTCTGCTAAAGAATTTCATCGCGTTTGGCGAATCAGTTCTTAGGAACCAATTGTTTGTATCACTGAATCTGTGATTTACAAAGTACCCTTCAGGAACCATTCCCTTAGATACGATTGCATTCACATCGTTATCAGCAGTACCAACTCTGTATGGTGATGCCATTAGTCTTTCTGCCACAAATACTAATTGTCTTGGAATGTGTAATGATTTAGCTTGAAGAGCCACTGGAATGTCTCTATCATCGGTAAATCCTGCGATTCCAATTAGTGCAGTTTCCATAGAAGTTTCGGAAAGTTCTGCTTGTGTTGTGAAAGTATTAACGCCTGAAGAACCACTTTGAAGTGGGTGAGCAGTAGTACAAAGTACCACGCCATCTCCGCCTGTATAACTAGAGTTGAATGCTCTGTTATAGACAGCAGCGCCTTTTGTTTGTTTAGCAGCAGCCATAGAACGGGCTAGTGCTTTGGTTAATCTGGTAGATAGCTTGTCATACAAGTTGTCTTCCATTGCTTCCTCAGTAATTGCGAAAGCCATAGCGACAGTTTCGTTTGTATATCTTGCTGTCCAACCTTCACCAGTATCTTCGTATGATATAGGTGCGCCTTCAAATTTAACAGAAGCTTCTCCAAAACCTGGAAATAATACTTCTTCTTCGAAAGCTCTATTAGATTTTTCTTCCTCAAATAGTACCGCTGCTTCATTTTCGTATCTGTTATATTCAGTTCCGAAAATTGCGTGCAAACCAGGTACTAATTCTTTAAGGAGTTGTGCTCTTGATATAGCCATAATTTAATTCCTCTCTAAGTTAGACCTGTATTACCTGCGGCGTTGCCCCAGAGGTGAGTGTTAATCTTCACTAGAATATCCATAGCAGTTCCAGCAGAAGTATACGACCCATCAGGTGCTTTCGCACTACCTAAAAACTGTAGTGGAAAACCCTGTGTGGTATTTTCTGTGCTAGAATCTGCTACAAGACCACTCTTGTGAGTAACTGCTGACCCTGTAGGGGATGCGACAATCTGTACATTATTACCAACCATAGTTGCAGCTAAAGCGGTTGTATCTTGATCCGCCTGTATTTTAAAAATACAGTAGGGATCGTCATAGACATAAGCTTTATATTGAGCTGCAGCAACTGTGCTGGCAGCAATAGAACGTACAAATTTAACATCACCTGAGGAGTTATCGACATACTCTGCTCCGTAAAAAGCGCCGATTACAGTTCCTGGGGAAGCCCCACCCATGTCAGTAACTAATAAACCATTAGTTAATGTGCATAAGTCACCTTCAAAATAAGCTGAAGGTGCAGTAGCTGCAATACGATATCCGTTTCCGTCACAGTAGTTATTAGCTCTAACAGATCCACCGTCACCATTTCTGACTGGTGCTAATCCATATCCTGCCATAATAATCTCCTTATTGCAAGTTTGTTAATTATACCAAAATTATCTTAGAGCCGATAAAAATCTACTCCTCAAACTTTGGCAATCCTCGTCCGCTTCCTTTTGAAATTGAAGAAGACGATTCATCTTTCACTGGCATATTAGGATTTTGGTTTCTCATATAGTCTTTGCTATACGCCTGTCCCATTCTTTCTGCTTGATCTTCGTAGTACTTCTTTTTCTCAGCAACAAATTCCTTAGTATTTTTCATAAGGATTAAGTCGCCCGATCTAATTGTACCAGCGTGCTTGCCAGCAGACAACACATCAGCATGATAGTCTTTTCCCAATTCCTCAGGTTTGACTGGTTCATATCCTTCGCGCAGTCTTTCGTGAACATTTAAATCATCGGGGTTATTCAATAATTCATGTCTAACCCAAATATATTCCATGCCCTCTTGTTTAGCCTTTTCAGGAATATTCAACCTTTGTTGAGGTTCCCAAGGCTTGTTTCGAGTTGCCGAAGCCCGAATCTTACGGCTGGTTCTAGTTGCTTGTGTCATATTAACCTCCCGCCTGTTGGCGTACTTTTTGGCGCGCATAATCTTGCAAGCTTACACCTAATCTATTCGCCATGTCAACTTCAGTCTTAGTTAACTTGACTTGGTTTTTGCCTATAGCGGAGCGCGTTCCGCTTATAACTGTAGGAATCTTTTTACTCCTTGTATTTTTGAATC